CCCATCCGGTAGATCGCCCCCGTTAAGCGGTCCTGCACCAGATTCCGATCGGGATGGGCGAAGAACATCGGCCGATAGGCCAGCCATTGTGCCTGCCGCGTATCCCAATACAACCGTTCGTGCCACAGGCTGGTGGCTTGGTCAAACACCCAGGTCCGTTCGGCGCTCGGGAACGTCAGCACATAAAAGGTGTGGCCATTCTCCTGATAACTGAACGCCACAGCATCCGAGAGATCGCCGTAGGTGGCAATCGAGGCTTCCACGGCATGCGTGCTGATGCGGCTGGGCGTATACCCAGAGGCCGACACCACCTGTCCATGGCCCTGCTCATTATGCGAGAGCCAGATCAGCGACTTATCCAGCCGCGCGCCAGAAAACGCGGCGGCCGTGCCCGTCTGCATAAACGCCTCTTGGATCGAGGCGAAGGGAAACGGCGCCGTCCCGGCGTCATACCACACCTCCGAGGTGTGATCCCCGAGCAGATAGATCAGACGATTGACGACATACAGAGCCCGCCAGGGGTCGCTGCCGTCCGTGCGCTGCTGGATGTTTCCGAGGTCGATACTCAGGAAATTCTCGAATGCCGTCACTTGCAGGGTAGAAGAGGTGGCATCGAGAATGACGCCAAACCCATCCAGAAAGCCGCACATCGTGGCGCCCAGCGTGGTCGGATTCTGAAAGACGTTCGTGATCAGGTCCAGCACGTAAAATTGATTACCGCTCGTCAGGCCGAGCTGATTCCCAGCATCCCCGTTGGACATGAACGTGACGGGCGAAGCGTTGCGCTCGATGATGCCACGTTGCACCGCAGTATTGCCAACGAGCTCGTAGAGCGTAAACCCCGTGACGAAAAACGTCCGCTCGCCGAGGGAAAACATCCCGCCGCCGAAATTCGCCGTGGGGGCCACAATCAATTCAAAGCCGGGACACTGAAGGAGCGCCCCCGGCGTCGGGGCCGTCTGTGATTCGTTCAGCTCGACGTAGCGATTGATCAGGCGTTCGGCATCGGCCATATACGATTGGCTTTGATACGACGGGCCGAGGAAGCCGGGATACTGGGGCATTTACGACAATCCAAGACTCACGGTCAGCGCCGAGGCGGGCGCACTGGAGCCAGCCGCCGTTGTGGTCGCCGCCATCCACAGGCCATCCTTGAAGTAGAGCCCGCCACCATCCTGCACGCCGAGTGTCTTGCTCGCCAGCGTGGCGAGGCCGACCTGATATTTCGGCACCGTCGTGCCGACCGTGGGCGCGATCGCCGTATCGTAAAAGCTGACATAGGAGGCTGCGGCCGCCGCATTGTAGATGTCGTAATCGAAGATCTTGCAGGGGCCACTGACAAAGATGGCCGTAGCCAGCAAGCCGGACGTGCCATTGACGAGGACGGGACTGGCCATCGCTGCTCCTTATCGGTTCGAGGTCGTCGTATTGCCCGTGAGGTAATTCCAGCCCGCGCCCAGACCCGGCACGAGGGCCGGATCAATCGACATCGCCCCAGGGTCAACGTTCGGCTTCTTCATGTTTTCAAAGGCCGCGCTGGCCATCCGTGGCAACAGGGGCGGAATCTGCACGCCAAAGGGACTACAGAACCGCAAGGCGAGCTGATAGAGGAACGCGTCCTGATACCCCGGCGGGCCTTGGAGAATACTATCGAGGCTGGCCGGGACACCCACGGCTTGCGGCGTATACAGCACGATGCTCAGACTCTGCGGCTGCGGCCACAGAAACAGCGTGCCGTGGCTGTCCGTCAGATTGGTCTGATAAAAGCTCTGGGTCGGCAGCGCAGACGGCAAGCCCTTAATGGACAGCGACGAAAACGCATCCTCGTCCATCATCCCGATCGGCACTTCGATGGCGGGCGATGAGCCTGGAATGAGAAAGCTAATGGCGTTGATCCACATCGGCCGGTCAATATTGACCGTCTGCCCGATGCCGACCAGCACGCTGGACGTCGAGGCGGGCCAGACAAAGGTTGTCTGGAGCTGCAGCGAGAGCGTCAGCCGATCCGCCGCCCAGGTATCAATCATCGTCTGCACGCGCCGCAGGCCGAGGGCAATCTGGCCGGCGTTGGCCTGTTCGCCCGGCTCAAGCACGCCGATCTCCACCAGCGCATCCGTGATGAGGGACCGCACCGTATAGGCCAGCGCGAAGACGCCTGAGGCTGGGGTCGCCGCCGCCGTGGTGGCCACCTGAATCGAGGCGGAGACGGCGCCGAGGCCCGTAAACGTAAACGCAATCAGGGCGCCGTTCGTCTCGGCTTGCGAGGGCCGGTAGGTGTAATACCCATGCCCTTCCGCCGTGCAGATGCCCGCCCCGACGCTACCAATCGCCTGGACGCCACCATCCACCGTGACGTAGACCGTGACGACGCCGACATAATCGAGGCCCGTCGAGGCATCGACCATCTGCGCGCCAATCACTTGTCCTGGCTGGTTAATAACCATGAGGAATCCGCGTGTAGTCTACACCCTCAGTGCGTTTCCGGCTGGGTTCGCGTGGGGCCAAGGAGCTGGTTACTATCGGCCGCCCATTCCGGCTTAAATCGCTGCACCAGCAAGATTGAGACGCTGGGCTCCCGCACGTTGCGGGCCTGCGCTGATTGGGGCACTGGTTTGGGGTTCGGCCAGTCCAGCGGCTTGACCGGCTTAAAGATGGGCAGCGAGAGCAGGCCCAGATCATTGAGCGTATGGCTCCCCTGCTGCGATTTGGCGCCCTGCGGGTTCGGCCAGTCGTGCTGATGCTTCGCTTGGCCTTGGGGAGCCGGCAGAAACACATTGAAATTATAGGGATCGGTGACGAATGCCGATTTCAAAATGGCGGGATTGACCCAATCTCGCTGTTTAAATGGGTCTTGCACCATGATCACGACGGGAAACACGATCGGATTCCGAATCGGCGGCGTATCCACCGTCGGCAATTGCGGCGCCTTCGGCCAGTCATATTGAATGAAGGCAGGACTCGTCTGATCCTGCATGTAATAAAACAGGTGCGTATCCGGCTTTAAGGGAAGTCTGGCGGGCGTGGGCCAGTCACGCAATTTAACGGGATCACCGATCGACAGCGGTGGGGGTAATAACAAGAGATTGCGAGGCACATCGTCCCGCATCAAGGCGCCCGGTGCGGACGGCACGGGCCAATCGCGTTGCTTACGTGGATCGTCCTTGGGTCCGATCTCTGGCCGATAATGATGCAGCCCAGATGGCCGCTGGCCCAATTGGGCGGGGGTCGGCCATTGATGATGAAAGTAAAAGGGTTGCTGCGCGGGGCCGGATGGAAATAAGAGAAGGTTCCAAGTCGGCGGCAACTGTGCGCTATTGGCGGCTGTCGTGGACAAGGCCGCAATCGCCGTGATGAGCGGCGCGCGGAAGATCGTCGCCATCTACATCACACTCGCCGCCCAGAGGTCATTAGGCGCGGGACCCACGACGAATTCATACGCGCCAATATCGAACGCCGAGCCTTGCGGCCGTGTCACGCCTAGAATGTCGGTCGTGTAGGCGTTCGTCGTGCCTGCATCAATCGCCGGACTGCCGACCGTCAATTGATAATTGTCGCTGGAGGGATTCACGAAGACCGGATTGACGCCCACGAGGTTCGTCACGTCCGAGGCGCCCGAGTCATTGACCACATTGACCGGCGTATTCAGATACACAATGTTATTTTCGAGCACGTGCCCAAACGTGCCAGATGTGGTATGGATTCCAAACATCGTATTATTCGTAATAGTGTTCTGATAGATGAGCACGGACCCCGTGCCACTCTCTGTATAAATGGCGGCATTGCTCCCCGCGTTGAGGCCGGTCAGGCGATAGACCACGTTGTTATAGACCTGTGCGCCCGTGCCTGCGCCGACATCAATACCCACGATGTAGTCACTTCCCGATCGCGTAATGTCATGCACGACATTATTGCTGGCAATGTTGTTATTCGCGCCAAAGACACTGTAAAAGTAAATCCCTACACCGCTCGTGTCATAAACGTTGCAGTGATCGACCACGTTGTCGGAGGTGTTCAGGAAAAACGCCGCCGAATAATCGCCAGCATCGCCCCCGCCATGCACCGTCAAATTGAGATATTCGCAATGGCCCGTCAGACCGGCAATTTCTGAGGTGCATTGAAACGTATTAAACGCCGCATTGCCTTCGTTGATCACGCCATTGATCGGGCCGACATATTCCCCGCCCGAGAAGCGGATATGATGCGGATTGCCGCCGGTCCACCCGCGCAGATAGATACACCCCTGCGTGATCCCCCGCGTGGCATCGACATTGATGCCGACGAATTGGATAAATTGCTGCGTCTGATCGAATTGAATCACGCAGGCGCCACTCGTGGGCGCCAGCCACACCGTCGCGCCCGTCGCCGCCTGGATCGTCGTGGGCGCCCCCCATGAACTGCCAGATGGCACGTTGTTCAGGATGGCGTCGTTATAGGTGCCGGCGCCGATGATGAGCGTATCCCCGCCCGCGAGCACGGCGAGCCCGCCGGACACGGTTTGCTTCGCGAGGGCGGGCGACGTGCCACTATTCGCATCATTGCCCGTCGTCGCGACGTAGAAGGTCGCCATTACATCACCGTGAAGGTCATGCCATTCGTCGGCGTGCCGTTGACCGTCACCGTGACGGCTCCGGTGGTTGCGCCCACAGGCACCGTCACTGTGATCGACGTGGTCGACCAGGCGGTCACGGTTGCCGCGGAGCCGTTGAAGCGCACGACGGAGGCATTTTGCCGGGCGCCCCAACTGCGTCCCGTGAGCGTGACCGTGGTGCCCACCGGGCCAGATGTCGTGCTAAGGCTTGTCAATGTTGGCGGACCTTGCAACGGATGCGGATACGTATAGGGCGTATAGCCAGGCATGGCCGTCGATGGACTCACAAAATAATCGCGATTGATCATCAGCCGCGCCGCGCTCGGCGCATCATGCGGCACGACCGACAGTTGCGCGCCGTTCATAAGGTTATCCCAGAAATAGGCGGGTACGGAGAGTTGCGGGGGCGGCGAATAGGGCGGCGGACTCCCGTTGAATGGCGTGCCAAAATCTCCGCCGCGTCCGGGTTGATCAAGACAGGGCCATCCGGTGGCGTCTTGGTTGCCATCCCAGGGCGACGTCCCGTCACACCCCAGCCACGTCCCAGGCCCGAGGTTTTCGACGGCCCGCGTAATAGCGAGCTGGCCATTCCCATCGCCAAACGTTCCGGTCCATCGTGTGCCAAACATCACGCCAGTGCCGCCACGAATAGAAAACGGTTGCGCCACACTGAGCACTGATTGCGTGAGCGTATCGTTATAGATTTCCCACTTCCGACAGCCACGCGCCTGTCCGCGGGCCGGATGCATTTCTAGATACGTATCAACAACCGTGTTGTATCGGAACACGAACTTTCCGGCAAATTCGCAATCGATCGCATTCTGAAATGATTCCATGTGAAAGTCATTGTCTTCCACATACACGGCATCATCGGTACCGAGGCCGAGTGCGTCTGACCACACCGTCGCCCCACCATTTTCAGAGATATTGCCATCCGCGCCGAAACGGAAAACGAGGACGCGCATATCAATAAAGTGATTGTTATCGATAAGCCCTTTCAGTGGCGCGGACAACTGATTGGCCCCTGAAGCATTCGTGTTCGTCGCATAAACGCCGGCCGTATAGACGCTGACGTTATGCTGATGACATTCAAATGTGTTGTGGTCGATCCGCACGCCCGATCCACTGAACTTGACTTGCCCGCAGAGGAACCGAATCCCCGTGACGCGCGCCCCGACTGCGGCGTTGATATAGAGCGCAGTCTGCCCATTTGCCGCCGTCACGTCGATCGTTGTGGCCGTGCCGCCTGCGCCCTGCAATGTCACCGGCCATCCATCAGCGGTCGAGATCAATGGAGCACCGGCCGAGGCATGGGCGGGCCAGTCCGTGCAGGTGCCCGCCGGGATGATGACCGTCGCCGGCGATGTATGGCCCGCCGCATAGGCGAGGTTTTCCGCATTGACGACATCTTGCCAATTGCAACTGGCGGCGACAAATGTGCTTCCGCCAGTTGTCACCGTAAACGTAATCCCGTTACTCGTCACGCCCAGCACGAGAATCGTGACCAGCCCGGTCGTCGCGCCGGCTGGGACTGCCGTCGTTACGGAGGTATCAGACCATGCCGCATAGGACGTCGCCGGGACACCGTTAAAGAACACCAGACTGGAATTCTGCACCGCGCCAAAATGCAACCCGGTGAGCGTCACGGGTATGCCGATGGGGCCGGAGTTCAGATTTAGGCTGGTGAGCACAGGCGCCACGGTCACAGTAAACGTGAGGTTATTGGACGTCTGGCCGAGCACCACGACATGCACCGGCCCGGTCGTCGCGCCGACCGGCACCGTCGTCACAATCGATGTTGCGCTCCAACTGGTCGGCGTGGCCACGATGCCGTTAAAGGTGAGCACAGAGGTGCCCTGTGTCGCGCCGAAGTTTGTGCCGATTACCGTCAGCGGGGTGCCCACCGGGCCACTCGTGATCGTCAGGCTCGTGAGCGTGGGCGGCGGTGAAGGGATAACCGTAAATGGCAGACCGACTGTCGACACGCCGCCGCGCACGACCACGACCGGCCCTGTCGTCCCTGCCGGTGGCACGAGCGCCGTAATAGAGGTGTTCGACCAGGCGATCGTGACCGCCGGGGCGCCGCTAAACGTGACGAGGCTATTTTCCTGAGCCGGGCCGAAATTGTTGCCCGTGAGGACCACCGAACTGCCCACCAGACCGGAGGTCGGCGCAAGGGTGGTCAGCGCCGGTATTTCCGGGCGGATAATGACTTGCCCCGGAGTGGACGGCGCGGCCTGCGCCCCCGCCAAGGCCAGCAGCGCCAGCACCGCGGCGAGGCGCATGGGGGTCAAAACGGCTCGTAGAGGATGTGCGCTGACATGGCCCCGGAGGTGCCCGTGTCGTTCTTTGCCGAGAGCGACATCTCGCCCAAGCTGGCCGTATTCCCCAGCCCGACTGGCCGCGCCTGGGTGTTGCTGTAGTTCAGCCTGACAATGCCGCCGAAAGCGTTGTAGGACGGCGTCAGGAGATAGCCCTGCGTCAGCCGCTGCGGCCCGGTGCTGGCCGCCGTGAACGTCACCACAACGGTAGCCAGTGTGCTGGCCGAGCCATCGAGCGGACGATCGGCAGCTGGTGCTGCGAGCGCCGTTGGCGTGACGGCAATCGTCGAGTGCAGCGCCAACACCATGTCATTGATGGACGAGGCAGACGCCTGCCCACCCATGTAGAGTTCTTCAATGGCCCAGCGCTGCGTGCCGCTGCCGCCCTTCATGGCCATATAGGTGGCGTTGGCCATCGTGCTGGTATCGGCCGTGTTCGTCGGCGTGAATGTGGTAAAGGTGAAGGTGCGCAGAGCCATTAGAGCGATCTCCTTTTATCAAGCACGAGGTCTAATTTGCCGTCGCCGCAGGCGTCGATCAGCTCCTGCACTGTGAAGCAGGCATTGGTGGCGTGGTAGGTCGCTTCGCAGGCGCGACAGATATAGCGGGCGCATTTCGGGCATCGGCCGAGCGGCACCGTGCGACTGGGGTTCAGGATGACGTTCCGCTGGCAGTGATTGCAGACATGCAAGGCGGATTCAAACGTGCGACCCTCTGGCACCTCCGGCGTGCCAGGGGAATTCCGATGGTCAATGAGAATGACGCCTTCGTAGGACCGTTGGGAATGGATGGG